GTGTGCTGCTTTCCGGCGTCTCCGGTGTGCTGCTTTCCGGCGTCTCCGGTGTGCTGCTTTCCGGCGTCTCCGGTGTGCTGCTTTCCGGCGTCTCCGGTGTGCTTACCTCCAACTCCACGACCTCTCCGTTTTCGTTCCATATCATAAGTGCGCTATCTTTTTCTGCCGCCTTAATAGCTCCACTTTCTGTTTTATACTGCTTGCATTTTTCTTTATCAAATGATTCTCCTACATAATACGTCATACTAATCCTCCTATGTTCTACCCCACAATGCCTTCAACGATTGCCTCCGCCATCTTCTTGGTGTTATACAACTTAACATCATCCGCATCGTCTACGAAGCAACACTCAATCAGCATCGCCGGAGATTTTGTCCGATGCAGAACATAAAGATCTGTGCGCACCTTCACTCCGCGATCTCTGAATCCAAGTGCCGCGATAGACTTGTCTATTCTCACTGCTACCGGATACGCTGCACTCTTGTCGCTATACACATATACCTCTGTGCCGGTAGTCCGATCATTTCCCTTCCTATCGTTTGCACCGCTATTAAAATGGATGGAGATATCCAGATCCACCTTATGCTTGTTACACTTTGTCACGATCTTCTTTAATACGTCCGTCTGGTTCTTGCCATTGGCGCAGGTACAGTCATACACCTTATGTCCTTTTTTCCGGAGCAGTTTGATCACTTCTTTCTTGACCTTGCGCGCCTCGGTGGACTCCTTGATCAGTCCACACGCGCCGCACGCAATCTTGCCATCTGGATTATGACCGGCATGTACGTTAAACTTCATATTACTCACCATCCTTCACTTCTGGAATACCTGCAACCGATGTCAGAAGTGACACCACGCCGGCAACCACCGATGCCGACACTGCCATCTTCCAATCCACTGCTGATACCACCGCCGCAGTACCGATCACGGCCACTGCAGTCTGCGCCATTGTCTTAACTGCGCGGATACCTGCCGCTTTCATCCATTTTTGTGTATCTACACTTGGTTTTAATACGCAATTTTTCATCATAGCAAATACCTCTCTTTCTTATTTGATATACTGAGCAACCATCATTATGAATCCTGTTGCAAACGCTCCAGATATCGTGCTGATGATTGCAATTACTGCGGTTGTTTTGTATTTCTTCGCATCCTCCGCCGGTGCACGCTCCATTACGTCTACGCGGGCATCCATACTGTCAATCTTTTTGTCGAGATTGCAGACATTATCGTTGGTATGTTTTACCTCCTCAACGAGTTGCACCATCGTTTCACTCATTGTATGTATTTCCTCAACAATAGGTTCTAACTTATCGATTCGGTGTGTATTCGATTTTGCACGCGCTTCAACTCTTGTAAGCCTGCGTTCATTGTAAGTTTTTGACCACATAATTTCACTCCCTATAAGCGGCACCTGAAGATGTCCCTTAAACTATTTCACAATATCAATTCGGTTACCGCTAAAATCTGTAATAAACATTTTTCCCGAATCCGTAATATACAACGCATTTGAGATCAATTTCGTGTCTGTAGCAAGAACTGAATCTTTCACTCGGCAGATTTGCAACCATGTATTCGCTGGTGTCAATCCGCGGATGATAACATTCTCCTCATTTACATCACACATGTAGAAACCTTTGATTACAGCCTTGTGTGCCTCTTTAGTGCCATCACTTAACGTATTGTATGGAGTTGCACTTAAATTAAAAATTTCTATATAACATCCCTTCGCATCTTTTGCCGTCTCCGGAACTGTAACCGTAATATGCGGACACTTAACGTCATGGAGTGCTGACTGTTCTACTTTTGACGGAATAATATAAGGTGACCACCCCGCTAAAGCATATACATAAGCACGTACCCTAATATTGTCACCGGCATTCGAGATAAAGCTTTCACATCCGATTTCCCATGTACTTCCTGGCGTCAATGTTCCAGCTGTTTGCATAACAACACAAATTCCCTTGTATGCTGCATATCCATCCTCTTTGTACTCAATCGTAATATTATTCACATCTTCCGTTATTGTGTATGGAAGTGTGGTTAGATCGTTTGGTCGTTTCCATGAAACCGAATCTACCCAACTGTCAAATCCTATACTTCGATTGGTATAATCTGATTTGGAAAGCAGTTCTTCAACCGAAGATGGATCTATAACATAAAAATCTTCAAGCGAAAATATATCATCCTTGGTAGCTCCAAATGCCCAAAATCCAAAGCATATAGAATTTTGGTTTTCTGAAACTTTATATAGTAAGTTAATTCCACTCTTATTTCCTACCATAGATTCATTATTTGCAGTAGCATATAAAGTTTGTCTGTTCGCCCACTCGACACCATTATAAATAATAAGTGCCGCTGATTGTTTATTTGAATTAGACAGTGTAAATTTTGAACAGCCTATTTCGATTGTCTTACCTCTATATGGAGTTGCATCTATCGTCCATCTATAATTTCCCCAACCATTCACTACAATACATTCAAAATTGTACTTATCTCTCGAAGATACGGTTATTCCACCAACCGATCCACTAGTAGTTGGCACAAGGTTCGGAAAAGCACTTGGATCTCGATATGGAATCCAATCATCAATCATAAGTCTCTGATATCGGCTAACATTCTTCTTAATATCTGGTGCCAACGTATCAAGTCGTGTGTTTACCGCCTCGAATTGTTCGCTGACCGAAAACGCAAGAGAAGAAGGTTGTGCAAAAAGGTTTCTAATTTCAACACCATCTATCCAAATATGCGCCAATTTAAAAGAATTACTATTAGCCTTGGAATTTACTAATCCGGATTCTCTCTTTGTAATGATGGTATGACCATTTACTCGCATCTGATAATGTCCGCTGGCAACCCTTGTAATCGTCGCATCCGACAAATCATCATAATAAAATGCCTTAAGTGCTTCCGGCATATCATAGATAAGTCCCTGATCAAAACATACATATCTGCCGCCCATTACAAGCAGATCCATAAGCATCCATGTCAATGCGCACTGTTTTTCTTCGACAGTCATGCTGTATCCTCCACTCGAAAAGCACACAAGATTCGCTTTCTGTGTTGGATAATAATTTTTCATGTAGTTGTAAACCTTGTAAGACGAATCTTCTCCAGACCAATAACCAAATCCATCAATCGGCTCTTTCGGATAAAATTCACACGACTCTACCATCAAATAATCATTTTCTCCAATTGAAGACTTTAAGGACTTAGGATTGTAATATGGTTCATTGTCAATCGGTTTTCCGGATACAAGTTCAATAACATGCCAGGCATTTCCAAAGGAACATAAACCCAAACGCCGCGCTTCCTCGATTACATCATTCTGCTTTTCGAGAACACTTTCCCATGACTGTTCATCACCATCATTAAGTTCTGTAACTCCCGATAAGGAATCAAAATCATCCCAAAAGATACCGTCATAAGGTATACCTCCCGTTATAACGTCGTATCCATCTGCATCTTTATCCGTAGTCCAAGTACCTCCCATATGCAGTGTTGCACGAATCTGCTGGTAAAGGTCATATTTATTGATTGGGACACGCGTTTTCGATGTAGCATCATATTTATTTTTAACGGATATATACCGGAAGAATTTCACTTTTGGATTGCGTCTGCGTACTTCCTGCACCAGAGCCATCTCATTCTGCCTCTTTTCTGAATCCGTCCATCCGCTGATTGAACCCTCGCAACAAATCAGATCATATCCGGTAAGAATCTGGGCCGACTCTTCAAAAGAACTACCGGGAAAATAGGAACCATAATTAAAGTAAACCTTTGTGAGAGGGTTTTTCCCAACAGATTGGCCATGTATCGTTCCATCCGGATCAATGGTAATAGTTTCTCCATCCGGTTTTACGATACCGGGATTCTTTACAGTTGCTTTTTCTCCGGACTCTCCTTTTTCTCCCTTTTCCCCTTTCTCTCCCTGATCACCTTTTTCCCCTTTAAACTCGCCGTTGTCTAATTTCTGTTGAATTTCCTCCTTAATTTTAGTTGCCTCATCAGCAGCGTCGTTTGCAATCTTAATTGCAGTTTCACACCGCTCCGCAGTCTTGGATCTCGAAGCTTCTGCTTCCTCCCTCTTCTGTTCAGCTGACTCACGTCCCTTTTCCGACTGCTGCCGCTCCTCTTCATTCTGCTCCAACTGCTTAATAAGTTTCGCTCTAGAATCTTCTGCCCCAACGCGTTTTTTCTCTGCTGATACTCGTGTCTGCTCTGACTGCTGCCTCTCCGATTCCGCAATATTAATTGCTTCCTCGGTATCTGTAACCTTCTTAATTGCTTCGTTGACCTTCACCTCAATCGCAGTGAACTCGTCCGATGACTCGATAGCCTTGTCGTTGCGCTGATTTCTCTCGATTGACAGTTCGAATGATGCTGACGTAATGATCTGCAGATCATCTGCAGATCTCACTTCGATATCACACACTGCGGTTCCTGCAGCTGCCAAAGCCTGACTTGTCAGCTGGATCGTGACCTCCGCGCCAGAATGTTCGCAAGTGTTATACACATACTTGCCGTCCGGCTTTGCAATGTTCACATTCACACATGCATCGTCTGGAATCGTGTACGGCTCCCCATTGTTCATGAGCTTCGCCACAATATATCTAGTTGCTCGATCGCCCTGAATTGCAGAAGCCATATATTTCTTCGTGTCTCCCGACATCTCAAGGTTGATTTTTGTTGTCATTTTCTGCAAATCATTCATCTTATTGTGACTCCTTTACTGCAGATTGTCCTCCACAGATTTTTCAAATTCCTTACGCCCTTTATCAAAGTCTTCCTTATTCGCACTAAAAATAGCCTCATCCTGTACTGTGTAGGTTACAGAGTGCTTTCCATCCGCCTGTACGGTGGCTGAGAAATACACATAGGCTTTTTCTTCTCCATTTCCTACATCCGCAGTTAATGTAGCACTAAGGTTTGTTGTTTTTTGCTGTCTCAACATTTCTTTTCCCTCCATTTGTAAAATTGTATTTTTTAGAAACTGCAACTCGGCCTGCAAATTTGCATAATCCATTTCGAGTTGCTCTATGTCCCTATGTTGTTCCTGGATCAAGGAAAGCATCGGCGGCACTATGTATCGAATATCCCAATTTTCCGGTGATCCATTATGGTTATACTCACATGCAATCGGATATATTTTTTCGACTTCTTCCGCAATAAATCCGCATACGGTCTCTCCGTATCGCTGATCATTCGGCTCTATGTAATCCAAGTTGTATATGAATTGTCGAACCGGTAAGTTATATAATTTTTGGGGATTCAGGTCTTGCTTTACAAGGTCCGCTATATCGTGCTTATATCTCCTTGATGAAGTAGCTGCTATCGCTAGATATCCATGTGAACTGCTGTCTTGACACCTCACATTTGCTGCTGCACTTGACGATCGCCCTTTAATTCCTATTGCATCTATATTCCCTGTAAGTGTGGCGTTGCTTAGGGTTGGCCTTGATTTCGGTGCAAAATTTGATGTATCTGGAACGCTTGGGATATCGCCTATTGTGGCTAATCGATTCTTTGATGTCATACTCCCAAGATATACCCTAGTGTCTTTAAACAACCAAGAACCACCGAAATTAACATGCACACCATCTCCGCAAAAATCAAGGATTCCTAATTGGTCAACGCTAAATATCGGATAATCATATAGCTGTCCGCCCCATTTGTATCTGTAGTATACTTTTTCCAAAAACTTCACATTTGTAAATTCACTATTTGTTCCTCGAATCGTTCCGGTTGTTATGTTGGATCCATTGATCGTTGTGCTTCCGGCATTGGCCAAGTCGTTAAATGTAACAAATCCTGTGACAGTTATATTGGCTGCTCCGGATGTCGTGTCGATCAGATTTCCATTTTCATCGAATAACTGAATCACAATTCCAACGGACTTTTCTCCTCCGGTGGCAGTCATTGAAAGCTTGTGCGGAAGTGCAGCAACTTTTGTTGCCATCTCCAAGTTGTCAGAAATTCTCTGCGCGACTTCCGCCTCAATGCTATTTTCTGTCTTTTCCAAACGTACAGAAGTCTTTGAGTCTTCCTCTTTTCTTGCCTCTGTCTCATCCGAGATGCTCTCCGTCAGTGAATCGACTTCATCCTGCTGGATCTCTGCAAATGTCTTACTCGCGTTTGAAATCTCTGCAGTATTTTTCTCCGGTGATTCCGGATATCTTACCAGCTTGACAATACGCTGCTTCTCGCGGATCTTTCCAGTCTTGGAAATCAAAGTGACCATATCACCGATGTTGTACGATAATATGTCCTTGTAAATTTCACTTGCTGCGGCAAGATCCTTTACCTCAACCAAATACTCCGTGTGAGGTCTTGAAAGCTCCTCAAGCTTTGCAGTAGCATCTTCAACCAGACTGCTCACATTTGTATACCGCTCATCCTTCCATACATATGGCTTTACTTTCCTACTGTATTGGAAGTTATCGATATAATCCTGTCCGATCATGCTGGCCGGAGTGATTCCGTCCTTTCCGATCGGATAGATTCTCGTGTAGAAATCATAGGTGTCCGACTTTGTTGACAGCTTCTTGAGGTTCAAGCCTTCCATGAAGTAGCATCCTGTATCCTTGCCAACGCGCTCACGGACCTCAACCGACTTGTTCAGCGAGTCGATATTGCACTCGCACCGGTAAGTCGTCAATGCTTTCTGCAGGACGCTCCATGCAGAAGTCTGATCCGTTTCCCGAACGGTTCTGCGCTTTGTTACTCCTTCAACGGTTACCGTCCAACCTGTCCCGGCGAAAGCAGTCGCAAGGCACTCGCCAATCGTCTTCTCCACTGACTCAAACCCTGATATAAATACTGCAGCTTCGAGCCCTTCCACATTCAATGATGCGGTGTACGTGTTGAAATCATCTGCATTTTCGATTGATTTTAAAACAAACTCATCTGTCTGTGTCCGAATATAACGCTCTTCTCTGAGCAGTTCCGTCATCGGTCCTGATATCGGATAAATGAACGATAATTCCTTGTCCCCAGAATCAAGAGACTCCGTGATCGTGCGATCCTTATAACCGGTTAATGTACCGATTCTTTTTCCATTCTCGTCATATACCTGCAATCGCATCGCCTCCTATATCCACATCGGGTTGTATTTCACAACCACCTTCGCGCTCATTGGCGAAAGCACGATCTTGTTGTCTCCTGCCTTCAGCTTCGGGAATTCCCAAATGTTCACTTTATCAAAGGCATTCTTCCCTCCGACCGTCGCTATCCCCTTTTTCCCATCAATGATCAGTTTGTTTCCCTGATCAAGCTGCTCGATGATGATTGCTTCATCACTCAGCCCCTTAATTGAAAAATTGCTTATTGTGCTTTCCGCCTCTATCTCGACCACACATGGAGCGTCTCGCGTTCCGGTGTTGCAGATTGTTGCCTCTGTCTTACCAGTCAGATTAATATCAATCTCATCGTCATAGAAAAAGCCGTCTAATTCCAGATTCACAACATATCTGTCCTTGACACGCTTCTTTTCATAATCGTTTGATGTGATGTATCCTTTGTATTTTCCCTGATAGCCATCTAACTCAAGGTCACAAGAGGCCTTGAAGTTTCTCATAAAATTCGATGTCTGGCGTATCAGATCATTGCGATCGCGTCCGCGAAAATACACCGAAAGCTTCAGGTGCCCCATCTGTACATCCGACTGGAACTCCGTAGGTAATAATGCCCTCGTGATCCATTCATAGTTTGTATCCAGTGACGGAGGCTGCACATCTGCAGTAAGCTGTTTTGCACCGTATTTCCGGATGTCTATATTGTTTACCTTCAATGTGCTTACCTCCTCTTCTTTTTATCCTTTACCATTGACCGGTCCACCTTCGTTACCGTACGGGATGCAATCTCATCACCGTCCAGATACGTGTAATTTGTTACATATACCGGCTGCAGATTCTGTGCTGCTGCAATCTTGTTGTCAAGCATCGCATTCAGATTCTGATAAAAAGCTCTCAGCGGAAGAATCGCTTCGTCCCCTGCTTCACCGCCTATCATAAATCTGTCCTTATGTAGTCCAAAGACCGTCGGCTTTGTCATCACCGCGCCGTTTTTGTAGTATTCAGCACTGAACTTAGGGAGCGATCCATTGCCGTCAATTCCATATGGCGACTTTCCGGCGGACACGCTCAGGTGCGGAAGCTTCAGCTTTGGCAGCGACCAGTTAAACGTCGTTGCCTTTTTCAAGGACTCCACACCCTTTTTCGTTGTTGACACAGCTGACTTCATGCTCTTGGTCGCCTGTGTCCCGATATTCTTGAACGATTTCACAAGTGGCTTCTCTGTCTGTGCAATCAGTTTCGATGTCGTCTTAGTATCAATGCCAAGGCTTTTCAGCGTCTTGGCATATGACTTCTGTGCTGTCTCAATCTTTTTCTGTGCCGACTCGGTTGCTTTCTGAATCTGTGAATCAGTGCTCTCTTTCTTGGACGTAAGCTCCGTTGTTGCCTCATTCTTCGCCGTGGACTGGCGCTGATTATACATCTTTCGATATCGCTGTAGTTCCTCATCCGACATCGAATTCATAGCCTTAACCTGCTGTAGCGCATCCACTCCCATGTCCTGCACTGCAGAAAATAGTGCTGTTCCACCGATTCTGCTCTTTAATGTAGCGATCTGTCTTGTCCACTCATCCAACGCCTCGACCTGCATCTGCATTCCTACAAGCAGATCACTCTTGGATACAGATTCACCCGCATTATAGCTTTCAAACAGTGAGAACGATGATAAGATGGAGTTCTTCCGCTCCTTTACCGCATTCTTATATTCATCATTAAGGCTCTTGATCTGCGCTTTCAGGTCCTTGTTAATTTCCTTTTCCTGCTTCGCATACTCCTTCTGAGCCTTAAGCATCTGGCTATTCAAAGATTTCTTATCTGCAAGATATTTCTTGTCAGCTTCCGTCCTTGCCGCTGTCCCCTTCTTGCATTCTTTCCGAATTGTGTTCCAATACTCCGTCTCCTGCTTAATGGACATCTTATGGTACGTCTGATATGTTTTCAGCTTCGTAGTGGCAGCCTTTACAATCAGTTCTCCCATCTCAGATGCGGATTTCTTGGCATTCTTCTGATTCTTGGTAATTCCCTGTGCAACTCCGAGTGCAAGGTTCTTGCCGATCTGCTCCTCCATGACCTTGGAAGGCGAATGAATTCCAAAAAAGCTTTTCAGATCTGACAGAATTCCATCTCCGAATCCTTTGATCTTGGAAGTAACCCACTTGGACATATTGGAAATTCCGTTCCAAAGTCCTGTAACAAGATTCTTTCCAATATCTTTTGCCTCGCTCGGTATACTTTTTATAGAATCCATAACCCCTGTGGCAAACTTCGTTGCATTCGCTTTTGCATCAGATATCTTCTCTGCTATGGAAGAGACTGCTTTTTTAAATCCTTCCCTAGTCTTCTGAACCATCGTGTCAAGCTTACCGCCAGTCAGCTTGTTAATTACATCATAGCCAAGCTGGTACTTTTTCTTTACCGCAGTCATAGACGCTGCTACAATCCCGGTAATTCCACCACCATGCTCCTTATAAGCATCTTTAATGTCTCCTAGATTCTTCCTGGCATATCCAACCGCCTCCTTCATGTTCGAGCTCACTGTTGAGCTTACTTTCTTAAAAATATCCTGTGCCGCTTTTCCGACCTTGCTGTTTTTAATCTCATTCCCCGCATTCTTAAACCCTTGTTTCGCGGATTCCGCGACTTTGTCAAAATTCTCTTTCGCGGATTTTCTCATATTGGAAAATGTCTCTTTCGCATTTCCCCAAAGCTTCTTGGCACCCGAAGAGATCTTGTCCCAGTTCTTATACAGTGCCACTCCTGCTGCAATAAGACCGGCAATCAGTCCTACAATCAACACGATCGGGCAAAGTGACATCGCAAGGTTTAATGCTGTCTGTGCTGCGGTCATGCCGCCTGTTGTCGCTGTAGCCGCCGTTGTTGCCGCTGTATGTGCTGCTGTGGCCGCCGTTCCTGCCGTATCAGCCGCCGTTCCTGCGGCTGTAGCTGCAGTTTTCGCCACTATTTTTGCAATCACGTTTTTTACTGTGGATACTACTTTTCCACCAACTTCGATTCCCTTTTGTACTCCTTTTACTGTCGCACCAACTCCCTTAGCCATTTTCCCCACAGCGACTGTGGCCGGTCCCATCGCAGCTAAAACAAGTCCTACCTTTATTACCGTCTGCTGCTGTTTATCATTTAATGAATTGAACTTCTGTGTTAATTCATGTATTTTCTTTGTTCCCTTCTCAATGGAAGGTGATGCAGAATTTAGCATCGTTGTGCCAAGTTTCAGTGCAGAATTTTTCATCTCATTCACTGCAATTTTTGCACTGTGAGATGTTGTTTTCATTTTATTAAAAGCTGTATCTGTTGCTCCTGTGGACTGCTGCATCTGTTTTAATGTGGAATTAAATTTTTTCGATCCATCACCTAACAGAATTACTCCTGCCTTTGCAGCTTCCGATGATGAAAACATATCATTCAGTGTCTTGTTATCATCCTTGGCCGCATCCTGCACAATCTTTAAAACATCTGCCAGACTGGATCCGCCTTTCATCAACTCTGAAAATGATTTTCCTGTCTTTTGACGCAGAATAACATCCGTTGTACTTCCAGTCTTTCCTAACTCGTTTAACATCGAGTTCATATATGTAGTAGATTCTGCTGTTGCGACACCGTTTGCAGTCATGATTGCATATCCAGAACACAACTGATCCAATGCCACATGATTTGCATTTGCTGTAGGAATTACTTTACCCATAGCAGACGATAACTCTGCTACAGTTGTTTTTCCAAGGTTCTGCGTTTGTATCAGCATGTCCGATACATTAGTAACTTCTGTTGCCTTCAACCTATACGCATTTAATATGGTTGTTAAAATATTTAATGTATCGCCCGATTCTGCAAATCCGGCTGTTGCAAGCTTCGTAGAACTTGACACAAAACTAACTGCATCTCCGGTCTTCTGTCCTGCTGAAATGGCATTGTATACATCATCTGCCACATTTCCTACTGCTATTCCTGTCTCATTTGATAGATCAATTATGGCATCTTTCATATCCGATACTGACATCTCATTTGTATCCATGATTGTGGACACTTTTGCCATATCATCCTCAAAATCAACTGCCATCTTTCCTGCTGCAACTCCAGCTACAGTTACTGCTGCTGATACTTTAGACACTTTCTTCCCGGTTTTTTCAATTTTCTCTCCGGCTTTTTCGCATCCATCTGCAAATGTATTCCATTTATGATTTTTTAACTCTTTATTGACCTTTTTGAGTTCCCCCTCCATGTCAGTAAGAGATGCTTTCGATTTTTCTGTTTTTACTGTCTGATTGGCAAGCGCAGTCTCCGTTCTTCCGATTGCAGTCTCATTCAGCTTATACTGCTGCTCCAGGTCGTCCAGCTCCTTGGCAAGCGCCTTGGTCTGCTCCGAATTCTTTCCGGTCTCTTTCTCAGACTTCTCATATGCTGATCTGGCATCGTCAATCTTTGCCTTCAGCTTCTCCTGCTCGTCCTTTTGCTCAGACAGCTTCTGTGTGAGCCGCTCCTGCTGCTCACCATTCATCTGTACAATCTTACTTTGTACAGTGATCTTCTGTGTGAGGGACTCGGCTTTGGCTTTCAGACCATCCGTCTCTTTTCCATACGCTTTCGCCTGCGCTGCTGCAGATGTGTATTCCGCAGACAACACTTTCATGGCATTGGCGGCAGATTTCATCTGTGCCTGATAATCACTCGAATTCGCCGTTATCTTGACGCCTGCATAAGCCATTGTAATCCTCCTCCCTATTGATTCTCATCCACGGTATCTAATTCAAATTTGATATAGTCGCATAACGCGATCATATCCTCTTTCATGCTTTGGCTATAAGAATTCTTTAACAGCCGGATGGAAATTTTGATTATCCTGTCGACAATTTCCATATATATCTTCCAAGGATCATCCTCTTCCGGCTCTTGATCCAAATCCTCATATCCATTTTCCCGGTCGTACTCGTCAAATGCCGATTCCTGTTTTTCGACTTTCTCCACCTTAAGAATATTCACCATCTTTTCCGTGACGATATCCTGCATGATAAAGTGGATCGTTTTGACCGCTAGTAAAAACTCATACGCCGGTATTGTTCCTATTGCTGCAAGAGGTAGCTCGTTTCCAAGTACCTCCTGCAGGACTTTCTTGTTATAAAACATTGCGTCATGGCGATTGACAGAATCATTTTTCGCCATTAACGCAATATAATTTTTATACTGCTCCACCTTAATTGAATTGATGAAGTATTCTTTTCCCCTGCAAGTAATCTCCACTTCCGGAATCACTTGCAGCTTTAAAAATTTTCACTGATCTTTTCCATTTTCTTTGTGAGCTTATCTGCGATGCTCATATCAATCAACTGGAACTCCATGATCAGCTCTGCCGGATCCAAACCAGTCTCCGGATCTTTTAATTCCTCATATGTGAACTGGTTGCCGTATGCTTTGCACACAAACATACCCATTGCTTCCATGTCCTGTCTCGTATATCGAGTTCTTTCTTCCATCGCATCCGCGAGATCCAGATACTCCATATATGTATCAATTGACATCTTCGGCATGTCATGTGTTTTTCCGCCTATAGTAATCTGTCTTGCCATGTTATTTCCCTCCTGCTATTTAACCGTTTGCTTTATCCTTTTCCTGCACCTTTGCGAACCAATTCTCGATGGCAGTCTTCGCATCGGTGTTCTCTGCCAGAAGATTTGACTCATCTACAGAGATCTGATAACGATTGTCAAGATTTCTCTCGTAGAACGAACCCTTGATTGTCTTGGTCGTCGGCGAAAGCTTTCCTTCCTTCGTCTGTGATTCCTCGCTGATTCCTTCAGCGAACTTACCTGCGTACAGCCAGTGGAACTCATACTTTCCATTCAGCCTACGCTCACGCCATCCGATTGCAACCTCTGGTGCCTGATCCTCGGACGACTTTACCAAGAATCCATTTTCGTACAGCTGACCAAACAGCATTGCGCGATCCTGCGGTGCCAAGGCATTAACCTCAAGTTCAACGTCAGTTCCCTCATACGAGTTGATTACATCCTCGGGACTGTCGTCCGAGAAGATCTTCTCGGAATTCCACTTCTCCTCAATTTTTGCCTTAATTGCTCGCGCCAGCTTCACCGGTACACCGGCAACATACCCTGTCGCATCGTTCTGTGTTACCTTTGCGGCATAGAAATCTCTGCATCCGCATGTTCGTGATCTCACAATTTTTGATGTTTTCTCATCTACCTGCGTCACGTTCTCTTTTACATCACCCATTATTCTTCCTCCGTTTCGTAATACTTTGAAAATCTTTGTGCTTTCATACGGATTTCATCCTCCGGCTTGGAATCATCTGCATTCCGTCCCTCGAATGAAAATCCTGCTTCTTTCATGAGTTTCTTAATTTTTCTCGCAAGTTGGAGCTCGTCCTCTTCCGAAAAAATGGTGATCTGCACTTGCAGTGTCACCCCTTCTGCCTCATCATCCGAGTAATTATCCTCGACTTCTCCGAGATCCCACAGTGTCACGTGTCTGTCGTGAATATTCTTGTCATACCACCCTTGCATTACTACGATTCCCTGATCTGAAATCGGCTGTAATGCATCGGAAGCATCTTTGACTATATCCGGTTCGCTGCTCATGCTATCACCTCACTTCAATGTGTTATCCAAATATGACTGGTATTCCTCTTCTGCGATCTTCTGTAATTCTGCATCCGCCTCACGGCCGGCGGCATAGATAAATTCCCGTGGTGGCTGGTAAATTGTTCCCCAATTGATAAACTTCACATAGAAGTGCTGACTATTGTCGGATTTCTTCCAGCCGACATTTGCCTCCGCGCCTCCGTCTTTTACCTTTACCTTGTCGATAGGGACATTATCAGCTGCATGTCCGGATACCGAAGACTTGGATCCGAATCCTCTTCCGCTTTGCTTGATATCCTTTGACCTCGGAATTTTTTTTGACATAATCTTCTGAACAACCGGCTCACTTCTCTCCACGATCTTCTTGTTGACCGCTTCAATATCTGCGTCGCTTGCCGCCGCTTCAAATGCCTTAACCAGTTCTTGCAGTCCCTCGAATTCCATTTCAACTCTCATCGTGAAACCTCCTGATTACGATGTTGCTCTACACTTCAGCTGATACATCTGCTGATCCACAAACTTCGGTGCTGCATCATAAATCTTAAATTCTACGCCTTTGTATACGGCATAGAACTCTTTCAGGTTCAATCTAATCTCTTCCAGCTTTGCGCAAGCGCGAACCTCAAACATGATCGTATTGTCAAGACCGATCTGCAGTGCGTTGTACTTTTCGCTCGTTGCGAGGCTTTTTACCTCGCACCAGCACGAATAGAACTCTTCGTGTGTCTTCTTGGCTCTGCCGTCTACAACTTTTGTTGTCTTCCGGATGATCTTAATTCGTCCTGTCACTCCGCAGCACCTCCATACATCTCTTTCAGAAGCATCGATGATACCGCGTTCGATAACTGCTTCGTCTCTGTGTATTTCTCCCGATTGTCATACAGGTTTTTGACCGTGATAAGAACGATCAGCCTCTGTCGGCTTGTCATTGCATACAAGTCAAAACCCGGGATCAGATCCTCCATTTCCTCTGTCGCTGTATCAATCATCAGTTCCAGAATGGCAATGTCATCGTCATAATCGATATGGCAATATGTCTTGCACTGTTCAACCAGTTCAGACTTGTACTTTTTCTTTTCTTCCACTGTCATCTTCTCACCTGCTTTCCTTCAGCAAGGCGGTCTTACCGCCTCGCTGCTTCATATTAACCATTGACGATTTCAGTGATTACTCCTTTGACAATTGCACCTTCATCTACTGCCTGCACATCGAAGCGATCTCGAACCTTAATTCCTGTGAGATCCTTATCCCACAGACCGGTACCCTTATCGTTCATATCGATTGTGAGCACGCCACGGTCAAACAATGTAATTGCAGACTTTAAATCTCCACAATATACCGGATGCTTGTATCCGTCGACAGTATGACCATCACTGTTCATAATCTCTTCTGACTTAAGAGTCTTCTTGGACAGCTTAATGATCGGGTACTCGCCAAAAAGCATCTTTCCCTTTGTCTTTAACGTAGGATCCACCTGAAGGATGTATTTTCCATCCTTATCCTTCAACTTATCCAGATAATTAAATCCGGACTGGTTTGTGATAATGACTGCTGCCTCGGCAACGGCCGGATCCAGCTTCTCGTTAAACACATCCTTGAGGCTGTCAAGGTCTTCGATTGTGACCTCTTTACCCTTGGTCATCGCATCTGCCACCTTAAGGATCATGGCATTACGTGTTGCCTTTGTCTTCTTGGCGATCCACTTATTGATGTATGCCATAATATTGGCAGCGGTATCTTCAAGAAGCTCCGCCGTAATCTTTAAGATTCCGCCCTTCTTCTTGATCTTATAGTTAATCTGCTTGAACTTAGGCTCGTCCATATCCGGGAAATCCTTCGCCTCATCCACATTGTCAAATGGTACTGCATCCGCATCCACCTCTATGTTTCTGCTGCCGCTGTTGGTCGTTACCCCCTCCACATTGACATACTGCTCAAGGTTGTCCGAAGATCTTCTCAGCTCGATAATATCTGTGCGGATATCCTCCGGAATGGTGATGCCCATTCCCATTTCACTGTTGCTTCCCGGTGTGGTATCTGATGAGATTGCATCTTTGTACACCTTAACGTCGTCCTGATTCGGCTCTGCGCCAAGGAAACCAGCCTTCACGATGTTGATAAAGGACTTCACGATGCTTTTCTTATCCTTTACCTCTCCAACCTGCTTCGCCGTTCCTTCCTGCACCTTATCCTTGATGCCGTCAAGATCGTCCTCATCCAAATCCATGAGCAGATTGAACTTATCCTGCATCTCAATAAGTTCCGCCTTGGCTTTCTTTGCCTCATCGATCTTACCTGCATTGGCGAGGTCCTTGACCTCCTGCTTCTTTGCGTTGATCTTGTTCAGAAATTCTTCCATTTCTTTCTTGTTCATCCTTTTTCCTCCTTATGTTCCATACTCATACAAATCACTGAGAATCTTGTCTTTTTCAACTTCAATCCTCTGCTTTTCTTTCTCCGCGTCCCGATTGTCCAGCTCTTTGATTACCGCATTAACAATATCCTTTGTTCCCGGTTTATTTACCAAAGACTTCGGAATATTGATGTACTTAGCAAAATAGTCCGAGGCACACGCTGCGACTGCTGCCTTCTGTTCAATCTGCACATCAAAATACTGCTGCATCTTTTCAGCGTTAAACCATGTTTCCTGACGCATGAGATCCTTGATCTCGTCTCTTGTGATCCCCTCCAACGTATGCTGCATGTACACGTCCACAATGGAATCCTCACACAAATCTAACTGATTGATTGCATCCTGCAAATCATCCGCATTTCCAAATGCCATGCATGATGGCTTGTGAATCATAGCCTGTGCTCCTGTTGAAAAATGCAACTCATCACAAGCGAACATGATCACAGATGCAATCGATGCTGCCATTCCGTCAACATATCCGACCTTATGTCCGGAGTATCGTTTCAACTGGTTATAGATTGCCAGTCCTGCGAATACATCCCCACCACCGGAATTGAAGAAAATGTCAATATCTTCGTATTTATCCAACTGATTCAGGAAATCTGCAATATCCGCCGGGCATTTGCTTTCCTCATCCCAATCCGAAATCCACTGTTCAGATACGATGTCGCCGTAAAAATAGAGCGAACATCTTCCCTCGTCTTCGTCCTTTGCCTCAAAGTCCAGATATCCAACATTCTCTGTTTTTCCTCGATTCTGCTTCGTAAAATTGAATCTCTTTTTCACTCTCTCACCTCCTATTCCTCTCCGTCCTTGTCGTTGTCTGATTCGTCCGGATCTTGTACTTTGTCCGGACTGTCCTCCGGATCATCATTTTCTTCCGGTTGTTCCGGATTTTGGATCTGTATATCCTTGGTGTATGCTGCACCCGCCATTGTTAGCGGGACCATGCTTCCATTCGCTAATAATGTGTCTCCACCTTCTCCATCCGGAAGATCCAACTTCCTTCTGGCTTCATTTGGCTTCATGATGGATCCACCTACTGCGTCTTTGAAATACTGCATCTGCGTCTTACTGTCTGTCCTGAACAATACTTTTTCGTTAAATTTGTAATAACAGCCAGCTTTGCGTTGCTCGTCTGTCAATAACTTATTGTTAATTTCTTCCTCGTACTGCTTGATGATGTAAAGTTCCGTGTCAACATAAAACGACAACTGCTGCATCTCGCTATTGCTGTAAGAAGACTTTGAGTAATCGTTAATCTGATTTGGCTTCACACCAAATGCAGCCGCAATCTGCAATGCAGAATATTTCTTCAATTCAAAAAACTGTGAGTCGGTCAGTTTAATGTCAAGTGGTGTTATCTTCATGCCGAGCGGCACCGGAAGCACCCTTCCCATGTTCTCCACACCTGATCCAAACTCCTCAAAGGATTTTCGTAAACTATCCTTTGCGTCCTTATTTAGTTCACCTGTATACTCAAGTGTCGCCTTTGCAGTCAGACCATTTTCATACAGGCGATTCATGAACTTCTGTGACTTCGACGCGCCTCCGACCGTCTCTTTCAAGATCTGCTGTACCGGAAGTCCGGTGATTCCATCAAATGAGAACGATGTTTTGAAATGCATTACATCATCTGTTCCAAATACATACTGTCGTCCCTGAATCGGATCTGTGTACACATACCAAAGTCTTCCGGTTCCTGCAAATATTCCGGCATCATCTACTACAATTCGCACACAATTGGACTGCATAACCCATAGATCCAGTACTCGAATTGTGCCGCCAAACTTTTTCCGGTCAAACACTTTCCGGATGTACACATATCCATTGCCGTAGTGATTACGGTTAATCTCCACTGTGTTCCAGAAAGTAGTCGGTGTCATAAACGGATTTGGCCGTTCAGTAAGCAGCCTTGATGTATCCGTGGCTTTCGCATCGATAATTCCGTTGTCCGTTTTCTGGTAATACTTGATCGGCATCTTGGCCAATGTCTCCGTAAGCATTTTGAGGCATGTAAAATAAGTGACTTCTGATGTTGCCTTTCCGTTTCGGCTTAGTCCAAGCCGTTCCAATGTTTCAGGCGAGTTCAATGACAGTGATCCGTCATCCTGGATGTCCCCGTTCCACCAATCCGTTATTCTTTTTCCTAATCTCTGAAATGGATTCATTCGGTCTCGCCTCCCTTCTTGAATTTCTCATACATTTCCAGCCATTCATTTACTTCCTCGTTGATATCCGGCTGGACTTCGTCTTTCATAGCTTCTGTCCATGCATCGATGATCGCATCGATCGGATCGATTCTCTCAGTACGAAGCTCCTTATCGATCTTGATCTCGCCATAACTGTTCGAGATGGTTTTTGCATTTGCGATAGACCATGTGAGCAACGGGTCTGCCGGAACAACAATCTTATTTCCTTCTTTTCCGACTTCCACACCCTCTATCTCTACATTCCCGGCAAGAATCTCCAACCGGAAATCTACCGTTGCATCATTCAGTACCTTCGCAGTCTGCGTGATCGAGAGTTCATTCATTCCAAGTTCTTCAAGATCTGACAGGAAAGCCGAAGCATTGTGCGGATCGTAACAGATCAGCTGTGGCTTCAAGTCATATTGATTGATCAGGTCTTTCAGATAGCTCAGAATGTATTTGTAATCCGTCTTAATGCCGCCAAGAGTCTCCGTCACTGTCACAAGTCCCTTTTGAATCCACAGATCATACGGAATCTTGTCCGTTTTGATGTGTTCATTGACTTTTGCAGCCGGAATAAAAGAGTGCGTGTGCACAAAATACTTTTTCTGATCATCCGCCGTATGCGTTATGATCAGCGCGAACGATGTAAGATCGCCACCTGCCGATAAATCTAAGCCCACATAACACGGCATTCCCTTGAAATCATCGAGCGATTTCATCACTGCGCAGTGTTTCCAAGTCTCTATATCTCGGATATACAATGAATTTGACCACTGTACCCACATGTTCAGCTGCTTCACGAGAAAGTCTCTCAGATCCTCCCCGCCCATGTCGCGCGCCGTATGTGATACTGGAATCAAATGTTCTACTGCATCAGGGTCATATTCCAGAATTGGATTTGCTTTCAACCAATTCTCCGGCTCATATGGATCATCGTCCTCATTCATCTGCGCGATATACACGAACTGACTGTCGTTCTCGAAAACGCCTCTGAGCAGATTGCAACAGTATTCATATAATTTGAAACATGGCGACTTAAGATCGAACCCCGCGGTAGTAATAACCGAGATCAGCGCCGACTTAAGTTTTTTGATTCCGCCTTCCAGAAGCTTATACATCTGGTTCGTCTTATGGGCATGATACTCATCGACAATTCCAAGGTATGCTCTATGTCCATCCAGCGATTTTGTGTCTCCTGACAATGCCATAATTTCCGAATGCGTCAGCAGACAGTCTATTGTGTGATTGTGCTCATGAACCTTAAACCATGCTTCAAGTTCCGGATCGGACTCTATGAATTTTTGTATTTCTTCAAAGACGATATTCGCCTGATCCTGTTTTGTTGCTGTACAGAATATCTTTCCGTACTTGTATCCATCAAAATTTCCGTAGTAGCACGCCAGAATACCGTTAATAAACGACTTTCCATTCTGTCGACCAAGCTGTACATACGATGTTCTGAATCGTCTGTAACCGTTTTTCTTGGTTCTCCAACCATTAAGTGAGCCTAAAATAAAGCATTGAAACGGGTATAGATTCACATGTTCATGTTCCTCACCCTCCGCAATTGTCAGCTCCTCGCCAAAATTGATAATTTCTTCTGACTTCTCTACGTCGAAATAGTACTTATACTCTTCCTGTTTCGACTTCTCGATATCGTCAAGGTGTCTCTGACAGGCAAGTTTTACGAAAATTCCTGCTGTGATTTTGCCATCTACAACATCGAGCGCGTATTGCGTACAACGGTCTGTTTCAATTTGCATACTTTGCAAATTTATTCTCCGGACCTTGTGTCTGCGGTTTCGGAACAATCAGCCGGCATCTGGAGGATACCGTGAGTCCAAAATCTGCCGCGCCCTGTCTGCACTGTTTCATGCATCGATCCTGAATGATCATGAGGCGTTCCCTCTCGCTATTCACGACCTGCATGGTTCCGGTCTGTACGCGCTCCTTTTCTCCAGTGTCCGGATTAATCTGTACCTCATACACCGGCACGTCCACCATCAGTGAAGTGTTCCGGATCTGTTCTGTGATCTCGAGGTACTGATCCTGTGCAATGACCAGACGAGCCAGTGCATCGCAGTCAATATTGGCAATCAGATCGATTGCGAGCAGTTCCTTCGCAACTTTTCTGAATTTCTTCTTTTGGTCTGCTGTCAGATAAGACGGAGGGCGTACCTTGTCGCATGGTGCAACGACTTCGGTGTTTTTACGCTCTTCAATCTCTGCTTTTGTAAGGTGTTTTTTCCCTTTTACTGCAACCAGATTGATTGGTTGTCTCTGTCCTGCCATATGCGACTATCCCCCTTTCCGTCATTACTTTTCCTGTTTTTCCATGTTGCCCCTCTACTGAAATTCTCGTGGGGAGTTTTCTCCAAGGAAAAGAGGGGGTGCGACTAGAAAAGCGTCGCTCAAAACTTTTTCATATCCCCCTGCTTCTCTGAAGTGCACTTCGATCAGCGATCTTAGCTGTCTCTGCGTCGCTGTCATGCTTGCTTTGCTCCTTTTGTAGAGAGCTGTTATTGTGTTATGAGTTGAGTGGCTTAATGGGATTAGGTTGAGCGGATTCAACCTCTGGTTCCAATCTTCCTCCAGTTCAACGATGTGGTGAACCGGATCCGATTCTTTAAGCGTGATCAGCTGCTGCTCAACGTATAACGCATATATGTCAATATATCCGTATACCGCCATAATCGCTGATCGAACTGCCCTCCACTCCTTGGATACATAGAACGCTGCTGCCCGCTTGTCTCTCCTTGTGTTGTTGTACTCTACGTGCCGCGACTGCTGCCCACTCGCACATGCATCACACATCTTCATCGTCTGTGGTATCAGCTTCCCACATCTGCAGGTCTTAAGTAGCATGTTTCCTCCTTCTCTCCTTCAATAGGCGGGCCATGTGAAACCCGCCTAAACGCAAGAGGCAAACAACATGAAAAAAGCGACTGCATCTCTGCAATCGCCTACCCAACTGTTCACGCTAACATATTACCACCGGAAAACGGTCTTGTGTTCACCCACTTTTTACCCACTTTTTCACCCACTTTTTACCCTGTTTTTGACGAATTGTTTTTATTTTCCGTACAATTCGTGTAGTTTTCTAACGCTTTCGCGCCAAAAAGTTTGATTGAAAGCTTCTCCGTCATGTACTTGCACCACTTCTTTGGAGTGTTCTTTCCGCATCCACATTCCCTTGCCACCTCTTCGTAGGTCTTTCCATGAACATACACAGCCTCAAGAGCCTTATACTTGTATCCTTCGCCTGCTTCCTCTGCATCTTCTTTCAGAGATTCCAATGCTCGGAGAATATGTTCATGCATGATAACCGTCTCTGCCTTACACTCTCTGATTGACCGGAGGAACGCGTTCTCTGCGGATATATTATATTTTTCAATATCATCTACCTGAGAACCTTCTGAGATTGCCTCATTAATATATCGCTCCATTTCCCTGTAATTCTCAAGGTAAATCTTCGTTTTCTGAATCGCCGTCAGCGTCTTGTCCTCCAACTGCTGCTCCTCCTTCTATCTTCCTTTCACGGCTGGATATATTTTTCCGTTGTGTTCAATTTCAAAGAATCTTCCTACCGTCAGCCTTTTCTCCTCTAATGCCGCAACCCTGTCTCGCCGCTTTTTGTTTACTTCCTCCATCATGCGTATGCTGTCTTTCATCTTTTTAATCCGTTTCTCATCTTCATTAATGTTTTTGCTTATACGTATGATTTCCTTTGTTATCTCAATACTTTCCTCGACTTCATCATTATTCTTTGTTGGCATCGTCGCTCCTTTCCCCTCCCACTTTATGGGTGGGAGGTAACCTTGATGGCTTACAATTTGTGATATCTATTTTTACCCTTTTTAGGATCAAAAGGCTATCTTGTCCGAGAGAGATATTTCTCGATCTCGCTTGCTAAGTCAAGACTTCCCACATGCGACAATGCCGTTGCCGCTGCTCCTAACAGCTGCTTGCCTCTCTCCTTATGCTTCTCTGCATAATATTTATCCCTTGCCTTCTGACTATATAGCCAGCTTGCAATCGGAAATCCTGTCGTTTCATACGCTTTTGAGTAAGTATTTGCAATTGACCGTGCATCAGATGCTGAAATATCGTTCTTCAGCATCTCCTCTAAAAGTTCCGTAGTTATAGGTGTGTTTGTCTCATCGGTCTCTTCCGTCGCAACGCCCTCTAGCAATGCATTTAGCTTTGTGATGCAATTCTCTGATGCCTCTCCTAATGTATTCTCGATTATCTTTTCCAGTCGGATACGGCACTCTGTTGCGGTATATCTCTTTGCTCCAGACAAGACATATTCCATGAGATCATGGCTCGGCTCGGCTGGATGCGCTGTATAATACAGTGCTTTTTCTACATTCGCAGATCTCTCCTCAAATGCCGGATATACAAATCCGTCGACAGGCTTGCCAATAATCCACTTTCGTTCAAGGTCTGTTACTCCCTCTTCTGTTGCCTGTAATGCCGGCTTTTCCAGCTCGACCGGACAGATTGCGCAAATCATGTAATCATATACTTCCTCTGACTCGTCAAGATCTCTGTTGTCACTTGTTCTCTTCATGATGTCGTATGTATCTTTGAATAATAGAATCATGTAGTTTCCAACGTAATCAAATGATTCAATGATTGCCTCATACAGTTCTGCGACTGCTGCATCATCGAGATTCGATTCTGTCAAATGTCGTAGAGATCGGTTATCATTGATCACAATTTCCAAATTCTTATCATCAATTGCCTTCGGCTGGAAGATCTGCTTCGCAATATCGAGGTATTTGTAATATTGCTCTTCCGGAAGGTTGAGGAAATTCTCATCGATTGTCGCAAGAATTTCTTTTGACGAATTCACATAGCATCCTTTCAATCTCTGGTAGTGACAATTCTTATGCAATGCCAATCTCTTGATTTCAAAAATATCTTTGTCCCTGATCATGATTTTCCTCCTTAAAAATCCCACTTGTTATATACGAGCTTCTTTTCGTCCCACTCAGGATACCTCTCTTTGAGATAATCCTTGAAAATATGCATCATTTCTTTTCTCCGACCGGTATTGCCGTTATCCAGCATCTCATGGTGCCACTGGCAACCGACCGCTCCATTTTCCGGAATCCCAAGACCTCCTTGGGATCTTGGGATATAATGCATAATGCTTTTGATTGTTAAGGCATACCATCCTGCGCCTTTCATGTGATATCTGGCCATGCAGAAGATGCATTCTCCATGATCCCGATCTACGATCTTGACCCTCGTCTTTTTGTCAAATTCGTGCGCTTTCGCCTGCTTACTCTTCATCGTGTTTTAACCTGATTGCCAAGATGCAATATCCTTCCTCAATACCTTCGTAATTTTCCAGCATATACGTTATTTCAGCCCTTATATGTTGTCCGGTTTCCTCTCCGTCTTTGATTTCCCGCATATCAAGGACATCTCCGACACGATATCCCCTATCGTTTTTTCTGAGCTCGAAGGTTTTCTTTCCATCTGCCACATCCTTGAAATACTGTCTTTTCAGCTTAATTTGATGTACAGTCGACTGCTGCCCCGAAATGCTTTCATCCGGCATCCACTCTTTGTGATTTTCGACTGTGTCTTGTCCCGGGATTTGTGCCTCTTCGCCATCTTCTTTCTCTTGTTCCTCAATTTCCGGCTCCTGCACCGGATCAGGCTTTGGAATACTCGGTTCTTCCTCGTGCAATGTTCTCTGTACCACCGACTGCTGCTCGTCCGATTCTGGTACATTCTGTGTTTCCTTGATTTCAGGCTCATTTGATGTCTCTTGTCTCACTGGCTCATTTTCTTCTGTTTTTGGGACATCCTGTGGTTTTGGCTGATCCGGAATCTTTGCTTCGGCCGACTCCTCTTTCTTATAGATTTCCTCCCATGGCCGTTCACTGTATATCTCGCTGATCATATGCAGGAACTCCGTCCAGCTGATCGTCTCTGTTGCACTCGGCACCATCAGCTTATACGTTACGCCCCTGTTAAAGTCATACATGAACAGAAAACATATACCCGCTTTGCAAGTTGCGTATTCGCCCGGATTGATAATCTTGTATGCTTCGTTTATCTTCTCTTCCGCAATCAGCGCCAATGCCTCTTCGACGGTTGCCTTTTTATCCTCAAAAAACTTGATAATGCACTTCTGTAATGCCGAATAATTTGGTTCATTTTCGGTGTTCTGTTGCGACGTCGCAACAGGCTCAACCGCTGATTCTGTCTCGGTTTCCAGCTTTTCAGCCTCTTTGGTGAAGGCTTTCAAATCACGGATTTCTTTCACCGTCGTTTTTTCTGTGATAAGCGCACATTCCGCGTCTGGAAGGGTGAGCATTTCGGACAATTTACTGCTTCCAATATTCTCAAACTCCTCGCGAATCAGAAGCGGATTATACGGATCTGCAAATCTTTCATTGACTGCGATAAATCTTGATGTTGTCGATTTCGACAATCCGAACTCCCTTGCCGCAAACTCGAAGATGTCCGCCGCTCCCTCCAGCATCCCGGAATCCCGGATCTGGCGCAGGCGACACCCGATATATACAAAATTACCGGCTGTCTCTTTTAATTTTCTGCGAATATCCTCTTTCCACTGCATCCACTCATCAATAGTGATCTGTCCCTCTACTTCCATCTTTTCCTCCTATACTGCTGCCGCAAGAGCAATCTTCTGTTCTTCTTTCCTGCACTTCGTTTCTACCCTCTTTGTAAACCGCTTAAGGACCTTCTCGATCTTGTCTTTATCAGGTTTTCGGTCATATGCGGCATACCACTGTCTTATTTCTCCGGTCCACTTCATCTCGATCGTGTAATATGGCACTTTTGGTCTGTCTTTGTGCCTTAGAAATACGATATAGCTCTCGCCCCGGTTCATCCTATCGATATACAGATTGCTCGCGCCTACACAATGGTGTTGTTCTCTTCCCTCCATGGTTATGTCTGAGGCTTTTGTCGGAACGACTATGATCAGATCCTTGGTCTCGAAACTAAAGTGCTCCGCGTTAAGCTTGTGGTTCTTCTTGATATCGCCAAACTTCTTGTTTACTTCGATATCACGCTTTCTGTTCTCCTTTGCATTTTTCTCCTCGGCGTAGCGATCGTGATACCCTCTCATGTCTTTCTGTCTGCAGACAATGTCGTCCTTTAGTTCCATTCCTCTGTCTTCTGCCATATTGAGATAGTCGGTATATGTATTCAGCGTATCTCTGAATTCCATGTCATTTCTCTCTGACTGCCTGAAAAGATAATTCATCAGCTGCGCCGGATTTAATCCGGTTCTCTCACACAGCTGTTCAATTCCTAATACTCCTTTGCATTCAGACTCTGCTCTCTCGGCGAGTTCTTTTGTTATCTTTCCGCCATACTGCTGTTCTTGCTGGAGCAGATACAGTGTCCTGCTTCCTCCATTCATCGTTTTCAACCGGTTATACCTCTGCTTGTCCAGCTTTAACACCTCATTGAGTTTTTTCTTTGAGCAGTCAAAACACTGCGAATATTCTCTTGAACTAATGATCTCGTCCGCAAGCTTGTTTAGTCCGGCTTTCTGTATGTATTCTAAACAAGGATACCGGTTGCACACCCTCAATACATACGACGGCTCCTTATAGGATCTTCCGTAATCAAAAAGCTTCGCCACATTTACATTTTGGAACGCTTCGCCTTTTAATTCTTTTTTGAGATTCCCTGTGTACATATGCGCTCGCCCAAATTGTTCGACTGTTCCGTAGTATCCGTGGTATTTTGGATGGCACCATCTGATCACACCGGTATTTTTGTACTCGCACCACTCAAACTGTTCTTCCTCGGTAAAACGCTTTCCAAGTCTTGTTCTGTATTCCTCGAACACGTCGACCTTAGGGTTCTTCCACTCATTTTCTAACGTCCACGTGATCCTGCAGGTAAATCCGCGCAATATGTATCCTGTATCGTCGTTCAGCTTTTGCAGAACTCCGGCATATTGTTTTTCACTGACAACATACTTTTGTTTTCTCCATGACCGGAATGTCACCTTCTTGTGACATCTTGGGCACTTCCCCTCTTCTCCATGCTCCGCTTCCTTGAGATCTACGTAATGGTTGCAGCTTGTACAGTACCCGATGATCCTTTTCTTGTTTTTCATGTAAAACATATTTTCATCGAATGCGTGCTTCCGAATCCAAGCATTCAGATCCTTCGGCAATTCCGGCACTTCTGACATCGTCGCATCGATCTCGTCAAGCTCCGATCTCCATCTCTGACGCAGCAACCTTGTTCCTCTGTCAACCTGCCAGTCATTGACTGCTGCATAAATACTCTTGTTTGTTCCGGTGTTGAAATAGTCGTTGACCAGTCTTCGCTCTCTGGTGGTGTCCCACTCCATCTGCGTGCATCCCCACTTTTTGCCATCTACTTCAAGATAACCGATCTTGCCTTTTCTCCACTTTCCATCCTGTGTCAGTGTCTCGTGTTCATCCTTGTTCTTGTCGATAAAAACCGTGTACAGTGGTCTGTTCGACATATGCACCGACCTGTGCGTAAATATGGCAACCTGGAGGATGTCCCCGTGTACTGCTGCCCGATAGAATCGAACATATTTGGTCGCTTTAATTTCTCCACCATAGCCTCTACCTCTCACTTTCGGCACGTCTGCCCTCTCAGCATCCCGGATTGCCGGTGTGACCGTAAGTTCCGGGAGCGCACTCAACTCTTTCCGCTTCATTTTTTCTCGCCTCCCAGATAGTAATCCATGATGATCTTCTTTGCTCTTGCCATTCCCGGAATACCAAGCTTTACATTCGCGCCCTTGATTCCGGCCGCAGTACAGATATCCTTGTCGATCTCATAGCAGTTCTGATAGCTCCACTTGAGAAGTTCTCCGATGCATCCCTTGATTGTCTTTCCTTTCTCCCGGACTTTTTCCGCCAGCTCCTCGGACTCCGCGCACGTCGCTTTAATATACTCAATCCAATCAACCACAATCTCCTTTGGCTTCAGATCAGCGCACTCCACATCGATCTTGCCGATCGCGGCCGACATCTTATCGCAGATGATATCAATTCCACCATCATTGAAGATCGTTGCCATCTCCTCCTCGATGCCATTCTCTTTTGCAAGCGCCAACACACTGTCAGTATCACTTTCTGCTCTCATGTTTACCGCCAATTCATTAATCTCTGCGGCACTATTAAATTCTCCAAATTTATCAAACATACGTCCTCCTATCCTGCACATCTGCGGTCTAACTGCTGCTCATCTCTGATTTCGTTCAGTAGATGCCTGATAGAACCGGCTGCTTTCCGGTAGCACTGCGCCTGTGCATCCTCCTCATCACTTTCAACTTTTTCCCTAACCAGCAACTTGCCTCTCACGTCGCCCTCATACTGCCAGATCTCAATGTATCCGTCTGTCCGCTCGGCAAAATGTGACTTCATCCGAAGCTTCATGTGCTTCTGAAGCTTTCTGTATTCGATGTAAAACTCATCGAGTGTTTCTCCCAACTCGTCCATACGCATACCCCCCTCGCCTGCCACTGTCCGTAAGTCATACCTGCTGCACGTGCCTCAATCTCGGCATCGGCAAGTGCATTGTTGCTTTTTAAATTCTCCGGCACTTTTTCCGCTCGATCTTTCGCTCGCTCATTCGCCATATATTCACGATTGCGGCGGCGAAGCGCCACATTATAGCATTTTGTCGTGCAGTAGATTTTCTTCACATTTTTGGTCTCAAACTTCGTTCCACACACCGGACACGTCTTTGTATAGGCTTTCTCTTCCTTCGGATGCTCTCTGTGCCACTCGCGTGATTTCCGCTTCGTGCGCTCGGCTTGGCACTTACTGCTGCACGTAACCTTATTCTTCAATGGCGTTGTGAACAGCTTTCCACATTCTTCACATCTCCGTTCATAGACCGGCGACTGTTTTGTGCTTGCCCTCCTCCTCATGTACTCTCTTGAGGTCTGGCGCACGCGCTCCTGTCTGCATTCTTCGCTGCAGGTGATCTGTGTCTTTAACTTTGGCTTGAATTCCTTGCCACATATCACGCACTTATTCATCTCTTCGCCTCCTTCAATTGAAACTGCTGCCACTTCCGGAAAGAATTGTCCTCCTTGCAGTGGATCCGGATCTCTTTTCCGGCAATCATACCGTCCAGTTCCTCCCACTCTGACCTATGAGCAACCTCTTTTCCTTTCACAGTCTTCCAATCCGACCTCTTCCATCCATCAATCCACCCGATGCCGGATGCGATGAATCTCGACTCTGTGTATAGGTCAATCTCACAGTCTGCAGTCAGATGCTCCAATGCCTTGATCGTGGCGATCAGTTCCACTTCATTCGCAGTTCCCTCTATTTCCTCGATCCACGTCCGATCCGCCGGTCCTTTTGAGGTCATGGTCTCGATGGTGTAAATCGCCCTCGCACATTGTCTTTTTGGGCTTTTCGCGTCTGTCTGCACGTAAATATTGACCATCATCTGACATCATCTCCTCTCGGCTTGTGAAAAGTCGCTCCGCATCTTGTCTTTATGCGGCTTTCCGGCAATCTGATCTCCGTGTATTTGCAATACGAGTATCCGGTAAATGGATTTGTGCCAATATATAGGCTGTCCTTGTCTATGTAGAATCCCGGAGTCGGCTTCGGGCCTTCCTCAATGATCTTGCGCATCGTCCATCGTCGCTTCTTTTCCCGCTCCGGCACCGGTCGGATCAGATTGCGGCTTGTTGATACGCTGAGCAGTGCTTTCTGCTCCTTCTTAGTAAAAAAGCTTAACTGCTCATATTCCGGAGTGTCTTCCTTCGGCTGCTTGCAGATGTACTCCGCCAGCGACTTGAAATCTCCTGCCTCGTACACAGTCCGGTAATCGACAAGTCCCTCTATCCGCTGCCCCTTATAGATCTTCTGCATCTCCGATGTTGCTAATGCCCGGCTCCATGCGTCCGCTATGATCATGTCGGTCTGATCGGTCAATAGCCTGTTGACAAGGATGTGAAAATGGATTCCTCCTCGTTCCCCGACTTCCAGACGCGTCACCCACTTGAACGGACTACCTCGCTTCTTGTACTCCTGCCTCAGTATCCTCATGAACTTCTGCCGGTCCTTTTTGACATCCTTGATTGATAACCGGACACCCGCTGGATATTTACAGCAACACCACAGATCTCTCTCTCTGAAATTCAACTTGATCGTCCTGCGCATCTTGGTCTCTTTGTTCCGCTGATTTTGTAACGCGATCTGCTCCGGTGTCGGTTTTACTTTTTTCTTCCTCTTCTCTCCCTTGGCTCCATATTTCCCCGCAAACTTAAACTCATGCTCTATGGAGTGTGAGAACCGATATATGTCATGCCAATATGCCATCTTGTACCCTCGTCCTAACTTTAATATTCTGATATTGCTTTTTAAAAGGCTCCTGAAAAAGCCTATTTTCTTGACATTTTTGGCACATTTAGGTACAATAAATATGTAAAGTATTTTTGTAATTTATTGACCCGGCGTCGCGCACCCCATGCGCGGCGCCCTTCTTTTTTGTGCCTCTTCTTTCATATCAACCTGCATCCTTACTTACGTTTGACATAAATCTCAGCCGCACCTCTTCCGCATGTGCCATTCCTTCTGCAGTTTCCTTGTCCGGCCACTTGTCATATTCTTTCTGTACAGCCTTCTCGAAATCCCATTTGCTCATCAAAGGCTTCGGGCATACCTCCGACACCTTCTTTTCAATACTCTCCGCAATGTTGCGCTGCCATGAATATTCATATTCATTGTTCTCCGCGTCCATCAGCTCCTGGATCATTCGGATCTCCGGAACGGTCAGCGCGACCTTAACAGTTTTTTCCATGTCAATTCTCCTCTCTAACTTTTGCGTTTCTTCCTCCAATGCCGCATCGAATCCGTGCGCACACTTCTTTTCCGGCTTCTTGGCTTGCCTCCTTGTGCGATCGTGCAGCATATACTCATATGCATTCACTCTGATCATAGTGTCTACCACTTTCTCTCCCCGCCTCCGGCAAGTCTCTGTACCTCCGCGTCAAGCAGCCCGCGGAAGATATAGTAAGTAAAACGGGTTGCTTTCTCTTTTTTCATCGCGTACCCTATCGGTAAACGGTTCTGTCGCATCAGATATTGTACCGACTCAATCCCCATGTTCAACTCCTTCGCTGCTTGCTTGGTCGTCACACGTTCAGCTTCCATCACATTCACCTTCCTTCTGTTTCTCTCTCATTACGAAGCCGAGGCCTTCGCAGCTTCCCTCTGCACCCACTTCTGGCGCTCCTCAGTCTTTCCCGCCATATAGCCGACAAGGTAAGACTTGTCGATGTCATCTAATGCAGTAAGCTTCTCTGCAATATTGATGATCATTTCCTTCTTTTCCTCTTTCTTCATCCTCTTCCCCTCCTTTCTATCCTTGCCATCCTGTATCCTCCTTCCTATAATCAAAAGTGCCAACAATCAAATTAAGGAAGGAGGTGTGACCGTATGACCAATGAAGAACGTGCTCATGATCTTGCATTAACAGTTGTCAAAGAAGTATTACATCGCGATTTTGATGTTATGAAAAATTCCGACCGCGATGGTAACGAGCAACGCGAAGTGCTCGCCACTTCCGTACTGGACGAATATAATTTCTATTTCAATGCCTTCAAAAACTCTATTGAATAGAATCAAATTTCGTCGATTCATCTATAATGTCCGCCACCATCTTTAAAGCATTTTTCGCGGTGCAAATGGTCAATCCATCCACATTGCACAATGCTTTAATTATGATGGTGGCGGTCATTGTCATTTTCTTTTGGTCACCTCTCGGATATCCCATAATCGGTAATGGTCCTTGTGCCATCCTTTCCATCTTTTCAGCTCTCTCAATCAAGTGCTGTTTTTCCAGCCTCATCACCTCCCACCAATAATATGAACCACTGTTTTTTGAGCCTTATTCTTTCCGTGCAACCACTCCTGCTCTATAATGAATGTGCAACCAACCAAATAAAGGAAGGAGGTGCTCCATGGATAACTCTCCGTTTGATTACGAAAAATTCGCAATAGAATATAGCGAAAAGGTCATTGCGGACGCTGAAAAAGAACGCCGCAAAGAAGACCGGTATCGGAACCGCTTCAACTACTACAATTGTGCGATTTCAACCATCGCGCTCATTCTCTCTATCATTGCTATAATCTTAGGAGCAAACTGATTGCCGCAATAACCAGTGCTGCGGTTCCAATAATCGCAGAAGCCACTTGTATCTTTGGTGTTTTCTGTGATTTTTCGCTCGGTTCCACCACCATTTCACTCCGCGCCTTAGAATAGTAATCAAGCCACTCATTAACTTCTTCATCGCTTGCCTGCAAAGGTAATTTAAGCGATATGGTTTTGGGTTCCTGCATACTGATCAAAAGTTTTTCTATACGCTTCAAAGTACTGTCAATGCTTTGAAGCGTATTTTCTTCTTGTTTTTCCATCTTCATCACCTCTCATTTGTTTGTTCTGCAAACATAATACTTTATCGAACAAACATTGTCAATACCCTTTTGTTTGTTTAATAAACTTTTTGTTGCTTTTTGTTAGTTGCCGTGCTATGCTTGAGAAAACGAGGGAGGTGAATATGTATGACGCAAAACGAGCGTGTCAAGGAAATCCGACAAACTCTCAAGCTTACTCTTGAAAAATTTGGTGAGCCTATAGGATTAAAAAAAAGCGCACTTAGTCTTATTGAAAATGGAAAGAACTCTCTTACCGATGCAAATATAAAGGCTATTTGCCGAGAGTTCGGAGTTGACTATATTTGGTTGACTACTGGTGAGGGTGAAATGTTCGTGGAATCCGACGATGAATTTCTCGGACGGATCGACCAGGTTATGGCCGGTGAAAACGAAGCCAGAAAGAATATGATCAAGACGCTTCTGTATGCTTCGGATGATGATATTGAGGTATTCGACAGACTTGTTGATTATTACTATACGTTAAAGTATGGCGAAACAAAAAAGACTGACGGTATTTAACCATCAGCCTCATGGGAATAGAGATATTGGACAAAGTTGTATATCCTTTTCAGGATTTGATCGCTATGTATTTTTCCGATCAGTTCTGTTATAGCTTCCCTATAGTCCACTTGATCACCTTCTCTCTGATTGGATATTACCATAATTTACCTAATTTTTTAGCGACTGCTGCACGATTTCCAAGATTATGGAAATATTGCGATGCATCAATCAGTAGATGGCATTTTATGGTATCATTTTAGATCAGAGTCAAACAGATCTGTGATCCGGACACCAAGCGCGGAAGCTATACTCTCCAGCTGTGACAGCGTTGGCGAAGTCTTTCCATTTTCGATATTGTTGAGCGTGGACTTCGATATTCCTGTTATTCCTTCTAGTTGGACAAGAGTATATCCCTTTTGTGTTCTCGCCTCCCAGACACGAATCTCCATACGGTATCCTCCTTATATTATTAATATGGATACCTAAAGGATGAGCGATATTTACAAAAATAATGAATGGAGAAGCTAACATGGGTAAATTGATAAGGACAATAGAAACACGAGTGGTTGGTGTCTCGCATAAAAACGATGACGGATCATCTCGTCAGCAGATAATTTCCGAATTATATGAAGGAGAAGACGCTTCCATCGAATATTATGAATACAAAGGAGAGCCTGCTTTTGCTGTCTTAGATTCATTTGGAAATCAAATAGGAAATCTATCACGCGATTTGGCTGCAGATATTTATCGGAAATATAATGGCTGTGACTTTATTACTTCTATCTTACATATAACAGGTGATGAGACCACTAAATATTTAGGTTGCATTGTAAGCATAGAAGTGTACGATGAAGCACCAGAAGAATCATTTGATAATGTTCAGACTGATTTTGTGGTAGATTCCTCACCTTCCGTTGATCCTTCAGTGGATGTCATTGCACAAGATGAGCAACCTGAAAGCAGTAATCTTCAAAAGACACCGCACAAATTTTACAGCACAGTGTTCACAGTCCTTGGTATCATACTGCTTTTGATGGGATTGCTTTTGTTGTTTGCCTCCCCTCTCGGTGGAATATGTGCTATAGTCTTTGCAATCTTATCAATTATTTTTGGGAAGCATTACAAGAAAAAATAATAAATGGGGTGGTCTTATGAAATACGGTAAGCAAAAAAATCCTACTGTATTGGGTACGATCGGTGCATTCTTCCAGCTGCTCTTGTGTCTGATCCAGCTCGCTTTCTGGGGCGCGATTCTTGTTGGAATCATTTATCTTATTGTGAAAATTATCTTTTAAGGATTGGACTTAACTGGTGACAAATTGTCACCAACTGATTTCTAATTCAAGTAAAAATAGAAATCGCCCTGATGCGCCAACACCAGAGCGAAAAATTATACCGGAATACGATATAACCCTAACAAATAAATTATATCATCTTCCCGGTATCTTTTGCAAGTACCGGGCATTTTTATGCCCAAAAACAAAAGAACAGGAGGAACTATCATGAAAATGCCTAATGGATACGGCGGAGTTGTGAAGCTGAAGGGAAAGCGGAGAAAACCATGGGCAGTCCGCACCTCATATCTTGAAGAACAACCGGACGGAACGATAATAAGAAAACGGAAATATCTTGCATACTTTACGAAGCAGGAAGCCGCCTTGACCTATTTATCAGAACTCAACAACGGAGCCATTGTTCCGGAACACCAGAAGTATGCAAACGTCCCAACCTTTGCTGAAATGTATGAGATGTGGAAGAAATACCGGAACTCTCTCAAGAGCAAACCTGGAGCTGGTACCTGGAAGAACTATGACATTGCTTTTAATATGTTTGCTACGGTTCACGATAAGAAGATCATGAGTATCCGGGCGCAGGATCTGCAGAACTGTCTTACCTCACAAAGTAGTAAATCAAGGACCACAATCGGCAATATGCGCGCCGTCGTCCGCGGAATGTATAGCTATGCGATCGCGAATGAGTATGTCGAAAACGACATCACACAACACCTTGTATTCGAGTTCACTGATGCAGATACTCCGATTCATACCAGATTTACCGACAAGGAACTGCTGCTCCTGTGGAACTCTCTTGGGATTGTCAACAATGTTGATATTATTCTCATTTACATCTATACAGGAATGCGGCCGGCAGAACTTCTCGAGATCGAATCTTCCAACGTGCATCTTGATCAAAAGTACATGATCGGCGGAATGAAGACCGAAGCCGGCCGAGACAGAATCATTCCTCTCCACGATGCGATCATTCCTCTCGTTGAGACACGACTCAAGCAGAACCGGCCGTATCTCATTACAAATAAATACGGAAACCATTACACCCGCGCGGTCTATCATAATTCAAATTGGAATACCTGCATGAATAAACTCGGACTCAACCATGCTCCACACGATTGTCGCTATACATTCGCCGCGCTTGCTGATGCAGCCTGCATGAATGAGACCTGCAAGAAGCTGATCATGGGGCACGCACTTGCCAACAAGTCCGGTACCGCCTTCAAGACCGGCGGCAGATCAGACGTGACCAGAGATGTTTATACGGAGAAAACCATCCCTGAGCTTGTTGCGGAAGTGAATAAATTGCCTACGGTTTTTGAATAAAACCGTGTGTAACCCACCTGTAACCTACGCGTAACCCACTTGTAACCATCGATGTTCTGACAACCCATTTTTACTCCGTTTTTGCTATTTTGTGTCAAAAGTAAAGAAAACCCCAGGATCGTTGAAATCTCGGGGTTTTCGTGCATTTTTATTTTTTGTTTTTAGTGATTAGCAAACGCCTTGAGCCAACATAGCATCTACTACCTTCTCAAATCCGGCAATATTAGCACCAGCTACATAGTCTGTCTTTCCACCAACTGTTGCATCGTATCTCTTAGCAGCATCGCTGATGTTTGCATAGATTGTCTCCATGATTCCCTTGAGCTTTCCGTCAACTTCCTCGAATGTCCAGTGAAGTCTCTCAGAGTTCTGGCTCATCTCAAGTGCAGATGTAG